CTCACGCCGACCTGGGCGTGGGGGGCAAGACGGAATCTCGGGGTGGTTGTCCGGGCGGTCGGGGAAACCTGACTGGGCTATAGACCAAACGCGCGGCTATGACTTCCATGTTGTATGCTGCACACTGCGACTTCACTACTGACGATGTGGAGGAATGGATGTGGGAACGAGCAGCTACTCGGGCTGGTTACTACCGCATTGAAATCCCTCTTTTGCGTTACAGAGACGCCGATTGCTACGAGGAAGGCAGTGAAGATGAGGTCGTGGTTATGAGGAAAATTAATTTTTCTCAAAAGGAGTTTGCACTCCTCGACAAGGCTGTGACCAACCAGCTCATGTCAGAGTCCAAAGCGAAAGTCTACCGGGCCGTGGTGTACCAGCGCAACATCCAACTATGGGAAGACGGGACGGAGGATTCCGTCGCGATGCGCGTGATTGCACCATGGGCGATGGCGTATTACAGATGCCAACCCCACAAGTTTTGGTTGACGCGTTTGATGAGGACATCTGAGTGTTACTGGGAGATCATTAAGTATTACGTGCTGTGTCTGATGAGCGTGTTGATCGGGTGGTATGTGGCGATAGATCCTGTCTATCCCACTGTGCACATTCCGGAATATTTCCGCGCACGACTGGTACGTATTGGCACGGCCGAGGAGGAGCCTCCAGTACCGCCTGAGGGCGGCGCGCACGACAAGAGTCCCAAGAATAAGCTGGGCTACCAAGAGAAGGGCGCAGATTATGTGAACGAGCATCCCGGTGGTGGCAACGATGACAAAGATTCGGAGATACGAGCCACAGTGGAGGGACGCGTGATCCAGAAGGATTGCGGCGTTGGGGTCGTTGGGCAGACGACAGACGACACCGGGCGCAAGCAGATTGTTGGCGTTTTGTCGTTGCCCATCTCAGTGGAGCCTAACGTCTATGCGCAAGAGCTCAGCAACGCCATTAAAGCGATCGAAGAGCGCATCAACAAGAAACAGCGTCCTTATGCGGGAAGTGCGGACGACGAACTGAAGATCAAGCGGATTGTGAACCAGTCAATTTATGGCAAGCGCAACGCACCTTTCTCGACGAAGAAGGTGTTGGACTTGATTCACAAATTGGTCTATGATGAGATCAAGTCACGCAAGTGGACGGAACAGCGTGTGTCAGACACGATTGAGGGTCTGTGCCGTGAGATTGATCCGCAGTTCAGATTGAAGGCAGCAGTAAAGCTTGAGCCAATGCCCGAAGAGAAGGCCCCACGGTTATTGATAGCTGATGAGGACCGGGGCCAAGTGATGGCACTCATGACAATTTACTGCATAGAGACCCTCATTAAGGAGCACTTCCCGGAGAAGGGCATCAAGGGGCTGGGGAAGAAAGACGCGATCAAGCGCGTCATGAAAGCATGCAGGGCTCCTCGCAAGGTCGCCAAGAAGCTGGTGACCATTTTCGAGGGCGACGGCAGCGCCTGGGATACCACTTGCAGCGCGTCTATCCGCGAGTTGGTGGAGAACCCGGTGATCAACCACGTCGCGAACCTGGTCAACGGTTTCATGTACGCTACACCAGCCTCGTGGGCTGAAGCCCACGCATCCATTTGCTCGAAGGAGAAGTTGGACATTTCGTACACGAAGAACAAGGAGTTTCAAAAGCTGACCATCGATGCGATCAGGAGGAGCGGCCATCGCGGCACTTCCTGTTTGAATTGGTGGATGAACTTCGTGTGCTGGCACTGCGCGATATTCGAGGACCCGGAATTGTTTCTGGACCCCGCGCACCGCTACGGTAAGGACGTCACTGGTGTGAACCGGTGGATGAACAGCGCGTTTGAGGGTGATGATTCTTTTCTCGTCACTTCTCCGAGGATTGAAGAGGGCAAGTCACTGCATATGACTATCCTCCAGTTCTGGGAGAGGATCGGCTTCAATATGAAGATTGAGATCCGAAAAGATCGCGCGCTGTTTGTGGGCTATTACATTGGCTTAGACGAGTCCGGACCGTTGTTCGACGAGAAGAAGGGTGAGTGGATGATGGTGCCCGAGGTTGACAGGTGCTTCTCGCGGGCTGGCACTAGTTGCTCTCCCGCTATGATCGAGGCGTTCAATGCAGG